CAAAATATACGAAAAAGATAACATACGCCAAGCTATCTTGTCAGCAAGTCAAGGCAAAAGGCATAAGCGCGGAGTCATGAAAGTTTTTGAAAACATAGACAAAGAAATTGACCTTGTACATGACATCCTTAAAAATAAAACGTATATCCCTAATCCATATTGGGAATCAGTCCTAGTAGACGGAGCAAGTAAGAAAGAACGAATTATTTATAAACCAAAGTTCTTTCCTGATCAAGTGATTCATTGGTGTTTAATGAACATCATAAAACCACAGGTAGTGCGCGGTATGTACAAATGGAATTGTGCTTCGATTCCAAGTCGTGGCACGCTATACGCAAAGAAGGCCACAGAGAAATGGATACGCACAGACCAAGCAAATACGCGATATGCACTTAAGATCGATATTAAGAAGTATTATCCAAACATCAACAAAGAAACGTTAAAAACGAAATTCAGGCGTGTAATCAAAGACCCAGATGTATTGTGGTTATTAGATATCATTATTGATAGTCATCATCTAGGAATACCTATTGGCAACTACACATCACAATGGTTTGCAAATTTCTATTTACAAGATTTAGATCATTACATTAAACAAAATTTAGGAGCAACTTATTACGTAAGATATATGGATGACATGGTCATTTTTGGAAGCAACAAAAAGAAACTACGCAAAGACAAAATACTCATTGAGAAATTCTTAGAAAACGAAAGTTTAACAATCAAAGAAAATTGGCAGGTGTTCAATATAGACAAACGTCCGCTCGACTTCGTTGGATATGTATTCAAACGCGATAAGACGTATGTCCGTAAAAGGATTACGGCAAGGATGAGAAAAAGATATCTAAGGTTTGAAAAGCAGCCTACCAAACATTTAGCATGTAGTATGATGAGTTATCTCGGTTGGATCATGCATTCAGATTCTTACATTTTGTATAAGAAATACTTTAAAAATATAAAACTTATGAAGGAGTTTATCAGACATGGAAATTAGAAAAATTAAGCAGGAATCAACGCAAGTACCAGATGATACAGCAATCAGACACCTAAGTGGGACAATTTACGAATTCATCGGGAATGAGAACGTCACACCAAAACAAAAAGTCATGGACGGCGAAGAAGTGACAGTGTATGAATCAGAATTGACACATATCACAACGTCAATCACAAGACGCGACGAGATGATTTCCGCACTTATTCGATTGAGATACACCCAAGACGCTGAATTTGCACTAATCAACAAAGGCATTCTAAATGCACAAGACCCAGAATACATAGCTTATAGATCATATGTGGAATTATGCAAAGAGCAATCCAATACGTATTACGGCAATTAGCTAAAATATGGAGTTGGACAAAACCATATCTTACGTGGAAGATGTTTCCAATCGTTTTAAGCATATGGGTTTTAACTAATGGTATATGGTATGTATTGGCATTCATGAATATTGGGTGGATTTCATGGGCTGCAAGGGCTTATTTAGCGTTCCTTTATATGCCATTCACTCCAGAGAAAATCATCATTATTATATTTGCACCAATTATTTATAGATTCATATACAGAGAAGACTTTAAAAAGGAGAATAAAAATGACACAATCGAAAGCAAGAGCTAAGGTTCATGACGTCTTAGTTAAGACAGGCCCTGGCATAGAAGATTTCGGATACATTCCCTTAGGTCAAGTTAAAGTTAACGGAGTGACGCTCGCAGAACTTATCGATCAAACCAAAGCTGACGCTAGTAAGAGATTGGATGTATTAGAAAAAGAATCATCAGAACTAAAAAAAGAGAATCAAAGACTCGAAGGTGAAGTTAGAAAAACACTTGATGAAAACAAATCATTGTGTGAAAGATTAGACAAGCTAGAGACCGTCTTTGAAAAAAACATAAGGGAGTGGCTCACAAGATGAAAAAATTAATCAGTGGACTATTTAACGTATTCATTTACGCAAACTTAATATTCGCATTAGCTAGCGCAACATATGCCGCTCTTCCTGCGGAATATCAAGTATTACAAGGATTAGGTATTCACTTTATCTTAATTGGTGGTGGTACTACAACGCTTCTAGGAAGCGCTGGGCTATATTTAAAACACTTAATGGCTAAACATGATATAGAAGTTAAGGACACCACAAACACAGCTCTAGAGAAGTTTTTAACGCTAACTAGAGAATATGCGCGACTTAGCAAAGAAAACCAAGACATTAAGTCGTTGGTTCAAATGTTGATAACGAAACAAGATCAAACTAATAAACTGCTAGAGACAGATTTGTCCGCCAAACTATCGAACCCTTTAATTGACGAAACTGTTAAGGCTCTGATAGAAGGTGTGTTGAATGAAAAGTAAAATCCTAAGAATACTAACCCTATCGCTACCGCTTCCAATTTATTTATTCTTGAATGCTGTTCTATTTAGTGTCACGCCAGATGTGACGATCAACGCAAAGATAGAAGACATCCAAGTTATTAACTACATTGAAGAAGACACGTACTTTATCTACTCGAACGAAACAACAACGTTTGAAGGCGGATACACTGTATTATTTAATGGCATGATTGGAGCAGTGATTGAATCTGGAGATATCATACGCGTTGGGTACACATATTATGACTATACCGAAAACAAAGAAGGTGTCATGGAACTTGTCAATCTTAAACTCATTGAGAAACAACAAAGTTATAAAATTCCTGTGGCGTTCTTTATATCCGCCTTAGGCGTTCTGATCGTCGCATTAGTTGTTATGGGTAAAATGGATATCATGAAGACATACCCTAGAATATCAGCTTTAATTGCACTATCTACAGGGACACTTGTTTTATATATCATTGATACGATTGTGTCTAATCTGTTAGGGGTATTTATTGTTGCTACTTTGTCATGGGCTATTTATTGTATTGAATACACGTTCGCGCACGGGAAGATAACTAAAACAGAAAAAGAAAAGAAGACAAACGATTTAACAGCTCTTCTAAAGGCGGCACTCAATGAATAAACTATTAGACAACGTATACAAGTACTCAGTATGGATTGTTACTTCACTTGCAATTATCGGCTACTTTGCATACAAGACACTTACGTTTGACGGTTCGATTGAATCTGTTTTAAATTCATGGGACACATGGACAAACCTTGCATTTATCATCTTCTTGAATATTACAGTTCAATCTGGAGCAATTGATTCCGGTATATCGAATGGTCTGTCAAGTGAAGAATTCGAACTTGCGGATAAATTAAATAACAAGATCATCGGAAGTGTCAATAATGAAATGGATGATTTTAGAGTATTTATTAAGAAGTTGAACAAAGCAGAACTTCTAAGAATGCAAGAAGACTTCTTGTTCTCTGTTGGAGATAAGAAGGTCGAAGATCTAACCGATAAAGAATTAAAAAAATTTAAAAAGCTAAAGCCAATACAACATAATGTGTATGGATTTAATCTCCCTCTGTTCTATGAATTGACAAGAGACGGGAAAATCAACTATAGGGCTTCTTTTAATAGAAACAAAGGTAGAGCTAAGGCTAGGATCATGAAAATCGTTTCTGGCGTCATGTTTGGTGGTTTAACAATTAACATGGCATTCAACACGACAGGATTAGGCGAAGCTTTAGTAAGTGTACTTATTATTGGCATAGGACTAATGCTAACGTTTGTGATGTCATTTGTACCATATACATTTAAATTAAGGTTTGACTTACCTAAAAAGGTTATCTTAAAAAAGACTTTGTATGACTCTTATATTGATTATAAAACAGGTAGTCACAAACTTGTTAAGGTTAACCAAGAAGTCAAACTAAAAGATGAAGTTATCGAAGTAGCAAAACCAGAAGAAACTAAACCAGAACAAGCGTCTAAAGAATAGGCGCTTTTTTTATTGTAAAAATATAAAAATAAAATGCAACCAAAAGTGTTGACAAAGTGCAACCGATACTATATAATGAAGGTACAAATCAAAAAGGAGAAATGACAAATGAAAGTTTATAAGGACGATTTAGGGACTGTAGTATTTAGTGATGACATGTACACAACAACATACTTTGGAGATGATTGCTGGTTAGATCCGCAAGACGACAGCAAAACATGTCATGAAGAAGTAGACCCAAACGATTGGGATGTGTTCATGAGTTGGTGTAAACAAGAAGGCAAAGACCCAAGAAACGCAAACAGCGTTAGGGAATATATGGCGTTGGTAGACAAATGATATACAAAATATTAGACCCTAACAATGGTACATTGAAAGATATCGTAGAAGTAAAAGACCTACAGACGTGTAACCAAGTGTTCATGTACAAATTATTAGGCTGGAAGGTGGTGGAAATGAATGATCAAGGTCAAAATGAAAGAAAAGGGAATCACGGTAGTTCAAGCAGCGAAACAACTCGGCATACACAGAAACTCGCTGCATAGAAAATTAGTTGGTTCACGAAAGTGGGCATATAAGGAAATTGGGAAAATGGCGCGCATGTTAGGGATGACGCGTTCAGAATTTGTACAAGAAATGAGAAAGGACATTGAAACGTATGAGAATAATCAAGAATAGACTCACAACAGAAGAGTGGAAGATTTATTCATTCTTAAAAGAAAATTGTTTAGGCGAGCAAAACGCAATACACATGAAAGAGCTCGCAGTTAGATCAAATATGTCAGAACGTAAAGTCAGACAATCAATCAGTAACATTACGGTTCATAAGCCAGGGTATACAATCATTGCTGCAAACAACAAAGGATACTATATTCCAACGGAAGAAGAGCGTAAGGATGCGAATGGCATGCTTAAGAGTAGAGTCAAAGGTGCAATCGAACGTATGATAGCTAATGATCCAGAACAAGTCAATTGGTTGTATGGATATATCACGGACATTAAACACCGTTACGATAACCCACCGCAAAATCAAATGAAGTTACCGCTTAATGGAAAAGTGGAAGATGTCAACTACACAGCTGACAAATACAAAAGACAAGTCTAAGAAAGGATAAAAATAGACATGGAAAACGCAGTTATTAAAAACGATTTAACCGTACAAGTTGTACAAAAAGAAGGAAGTATTCAATTCAACAACTATGAAGAATTGAAAAGCGAAGTAAAGGCAACCCTTGAATCGTACAAAGGTTTGCAGCTAACAGATGATAACAAGAGTGAGATCAAATCAAAGAAAGCAGAACTCAACAAAGTATCAAAGAACTTAAATGA